TTATATAGAGTAGTTGGCTGTAAGGACTTCTATACGCTTCTTTCCTGTGCTATTGCTGCTGCCTAAATGCATTGACACTTCTTTTTGATACCATCCGTTCTGCTGTACGTATTTGGTTAGCTCTTCATTGTGGTAGGAACTAAGTAAGAACTTACCTTTAAGGGTGGCAAGGGTAGCTAATAACTCGTTAAAATGCTCTTGCTCATAGCCTCCATAGTGTCCTTGTTTAGCACCTACATAGGGTGGATCTACATAATGAAAGGTGTCAGGTGTATCACGTAGGGCAATAACTTCAGTAGCATCATTATTTTCTATTTGTACGCCCCGCAAACGCTCAGAATAAACTTCTGTAAAAGTGTCTACTTTGTTATGTAGGCAGATGGCATTCTTACCATTAGTAGTAATACGACAGTTACCTACTTGACAGGAGAAGCCACAATTGGTAGTATACCAAAACGCCCAAGCGCGATGTACTTCACTAAAAGCAAAAGGAGAATGATATATAACTAAGGCTGATTTATAGGCTTCTCGGCTAATGATAGAGCTTTCTATAAGTGCTTTTAGCGCGGTAAAATTACTTTGTAGGACTTTGTAAAATGTGTAAACGTTGGCATTGAAGTCATTAATAACTTCCACTTGTGCTTTTCCTTTTGCCCAAAATACAGCTCCACCGCCAAAAAAGGCTTCTGTATAAACTTTATGAGGTGGAATGAGAGGCAAAATGTAGCGTAACATTGTTTGCTTGCCTCCATAGTAGGATATTGGCGTACGTTGCCAAGTATTAGATGTTGATTTCATTTTGTATTACGAATTTATGAATTTTGGTAATTTGAAAAATAGTTGTACTTTTGCAGTACCACACAAATGATACGAGAAAACCCGAAAACCCACAGAAGACATATTGTCCTCCGCAGGGCTTTCGGGTTCGTATTAATTTGTGTGGTAACTTATTAATTTGCGGAGGACATTTTTTATACTGCTGTCCTCCTTTTTAGCAGTGCTTTAAAAGCGTTTTAAAAGCTGTTTAAATCTTCCACCGAAACGGCTTATATTTCCAACATATATAGACTAACAAGGCGAGTAGCAAGAGCCAAATATGCCTTATGAGGCTGCTTTTGGCTTGTTTGCTTACTTGCTTGTGTTGGGTATATTCGTGCTTTTGCGCTTCGGTTTTAATGCGAGTGTATGAATTATTATAAAGGGCACTATCAGCCTGCTGTAGGCTCTTAGAATGGGTGCTTGTAGTACGTAGCTTAACCTTTCCGTTTGTTACCCTTATGGTCTCGGTATCGCCGTCACGAATGCGGGTGTAGATGAGTTCACGAGGGTTGCCTACACTATCGGTGAGGGTTTCGAGTTCGAGTTCAAAGGACTGTTCGGACTGTTCGGATAAGGCAGACACTTTGGACTGGTAGGCGAATAGTTGTGAGCTATCTTTATAGGTGATAAAGTGCTCTTTCTCTATTTGCCTTTGAGTGTGGGTTTCTACTTTTTTGGTTCTGCACCCTACGAGGGCGAGGAACGCTAATAATGCAATGATTATCTTTTTCATACCTATTTTTCTTGTTTCCTAATTTCTCTTTCGAGCCACATTGTACCCTCTTCTAACTTGGTAATAACAAGTGATAATTCTCTTGTACGTGGCAACTGTTCTACTTTTGCAAGTAGATTATAAAAATCTTTCTTTAGTTCTTTAACATTTGTCATATCTAATACTTTTAAATGTTCTTATACTCTTTTTTTGCATCGAAGCAAGGGCAGGCTTTGGCTACTCCAGAGAAGTCTCTATGCCCTAAAATTTCGGCTTGTGGGTACAAAGCCTTTAACTCTTTTAGAAGTTTCTTTAAGGCTTCTTTTTGGGCAGGGGTGCGGGTGTCTTTGGGTTGCAGCGTATTTTTGTCGATGCCGCCAATGTAGCAGATGCCGATGCTGTCCTTGTTGTGTCCTTCTACGTGAGCAGGTATCTTATTTACATCTCTGCCCTCTTCAATTGTGCCGTCGAGGCGGACGATGTAGTTGTAACCTATCTCATTAAAGCCGCGTTGGCGGTGCCAAAGGTCGATGTCTTGGGCGGTGTGCTCTCTGCTCTCTGGTGTAGCGGAGCAGTGAACGACAAGGTAGTGAATGTTGCGGGTACTTTTTTTCATTGCTTATAGTATTAAAGTGAATAATAAGACAAGAGCTATAGCTATAGCCAATGGGTTTACCCATACTACCCAACGGGCGTTGTATTGTGTAGGTGTATTGCTATTATCCCCTAAGAGTTGCTGGTACTGCCAGCATTGGGTGCTATCCATTAAGGGTATATCAGCTTTGGTAAGAGGTGAAAAGTGAAAATACCAAAAGCCAAAGAAACAAGCTACAGCCAACAATGGCAACAATATGTACAGCCAGCTATAAAGCTCGGCACAAACAATAAGTCCTCCGATGAGTATTAAGGGTAAGATGATGTTGGCAGAGCGGGTGAAACTTCTTGTTTTACCTGCAAATGGCACTATATAACTGAGTGCAAATAGTTTGATGATGTATTTTCTCATTTCCTTAATTTTTAACTACAACTGTAGGCTTATTAAACACTAAGTTTACACTTCCATCACCTGTTTCGAAGTTTTCGGGCATTCCAGAAAGTTCATAGCACAATAATGCATAATTAATATTGTATGTACTATCTATTGGGATAGGCACCTCCACTTTACCTATTTCTCTGAGAGGTGTATTTAAAACACATCCAAACATATCTTCTGAACCATCAATTGAGGAAGAAAATGCTATAGATGTTAATTGAGAATGATAAAAAACTAAACTATAGGTCGAACCTACAGTTGAGAGTTCTTTATCAAATGAAAATGAAATGATACTTTCACTTTTTACACCCTCTATAGGTATTGCAATATAACAATATGCATATCCATTATTTCTGTTGATATTGATTGTTATATTTTCTGTTTTGTTAAATTCTACTCTACGATAGTGTCTCAGCTCTGACTTCGGAAATGCCTCAAAAAACATTTTTTTGTTGAATTGTTCAATGAAAAGAGTACCATCATTTAGTTTTTTCAAAAGAACTTTTGAGCCTTTTTTTCCTACGAAAGGAAGGTCGCCAAAGAATTTACCATCTACTTTTATTTTTTTGACACTGTCGGAAAAATTGTATATCTCTACCGCTGAGTTGATTGGCAAAGCGGTAACATTAATATCACCGTCACTATTAGTGAGGTAATACTTCTTTACCTCATCGCCATTGCCAAGGTTATATGCTCCTGTTTTTTCTTCAAAGAGACCTACTTTTTCTAACTTCTGCTTGTGCTCGTTGGTGAAGTCATTAGATGATAAACCTTTGCCTTCCTCTTTGTTTACTTTTTTGTCGATGAGCTCCTGTAGCTTAGCATTAGATTTTAACTCGGTAACGATTTCTTGCAGAGTGTCAAGGTTTACATCATCTACCTGTAAGATGGTCTGAATGGCTTGTATTTGCCTTTTCAACTCGTCAAATAGGTCGCTGTGGGCATTGGTGTCATTGATGTGGTTGAGCAGCTGCTTTGCCGAGGCGGTGCTCTCAATAGCGAGGGAGAGTCCTTCGATGCTGCTCATCGGAATTGGCTCATTTTTATGATAAAAGCTGTCAATAAGAGCTCTAAAGTGTTCTTGTGCTGGTTTCATAAAATTAGAGAACCATTTGTAAAGTGTTTTTTTTGGTGTTATCATATTGTTTAGTTTTAAAAATTACTTATTTAGGGGGCTACTTGAAAGCCTACATACTCAATAAAATGTACCACGTGGTAAGGTGGCATATTATTGTGTGGTTGGTCGCCACCAGTATGGGTAGTGTTGCGTCTATGGGCATCGCCTATTGAAAACTCGTTGCTATCACCTCCTGTGCCCGCATCATCTCGTGTTTCTCTATAAGGCAGTTGGTGGTTATGTGAAGGCATTTCCTCAATAGTAAGCTTGTGTGAGCGTTCTCCGCCTTGATTCAGTAGACTATTAAGCTGATAGTCTTGTGCATCATCTTCTGTTTTGCGATAACGGGGGTCTAAACCAACGGGCATTCTACCACGTAGGTCGGTGTACTCTCGCCAGCCTTCAGGTATCTGGTTAGCGGGTTTGCCCCAGATAGCAATGAGCCCAATGGGTATAGCTTGTTTCTGTTTCTTGAGTATTTCTACTTCGTCTTTTAACTCTTTCAATGCTTTATTTTCAGCTTTATTTTTTCCTAAATCTTGTAGGTTAGTAACGCGTTGAAAGTCTTCCCAGTTAAAGGTTTTATCGGGGGCAGACCTGCCAAAAACAACGGTACGCACGGTTTCTAATGTGCGAGAGAAGCCGTCCTGAAAGGTTACTTGTGTGGTGTCTTCCCGTATCCATACTGTATCGTCTTTGGCTCCACCCTCAAACGGTAATAACTCGCCATTTATATAGACAGTACCTGAGGTGATAGTGTTGCCTACCTCCTCACACCCTGAAATAATTACCTTATTGCCAGCGAGGTGTCCAAAATGGTTAAATAGGCTGTAAGCGGTTTGCATAAAGGCAAGGAACCCGACATCAAAAGGGTAGCCTGCATTGTGTTCTGTATGTAACTTATTCATATTATTTAGTTTCTATTGTCCAACGTTTTCCTGCTAACTTGTAAAAGTTCACGAGGGCTTCCAACTTGTATTTGTCGTATTCTAAACCTTGAGGGAGTACTACTATAAAATCTACTCCGCCGTCAATGTAACTACCTCGTTGATAGAGGAAGACTTTGCCTAAAAACAAAGGCTTATTGGCACTGCGGGGGTATATATAGAGCCGCTTGTTCTGCTTTCCGTCCTCGATACGGATACGCCGTTGCTCACTGTCGAACTCATCATTGAGTGCCTTGCGCAGGTAGCATACTTGGCTATTGTGGGCGAGGTTGTACAAGTCGGCTGTGCGGGCTTGCTGAAAGGTGTACAGCAACTTGTGCAGGGGTGCTGCCAACATACGCAACCACGCTATGAGCTTCGGTTTGCGCAGAAAGGTAGGGGTAAGCAGCACGAGCAGTTTGTCGATGTTTAGGTTATACATTGCTGACATAAGAGATATCGTTAAAGTTGTCTATCGTAAAGTAGCCTGCGGTGGGTATCTTGCTTATTTCAATGGTTTCAAACGCACCATAGTCGCCACTACTGGTTATTTTTTTGCTTTGTGCTAATACCAAGTGGGGTATCTTCACCCCCTCTGCTTGTTGCAGCGCATCAATAAGGTGTGCTAATACGAGTTCACCGTTAAAAGGCAGGCGTTTGAGGTAGCTTTTTATAGCCTCTTCCACTGGCTTGGTAGCGTGAATGATACTTTGACCATTACTATCAAGCACCAAAGGATCATATACTATCTTCATTTGCAAGTGCAGAATATCGGGTTGGTAGTTCACCACTGATAGGCGTACCCCTGCATCTTTTATCTCTGATAAATAGGCTTCAAAGGCTTGCTTTTGAGCATCGGTGATTGGTTGGAGCGTGTCGCCTTGTTCGCCTGCTATCTTCACTATCAAACGGCCTTCGTTTTTACTTTCTATTACTGCGGAGTACTTGACTATCTTGCTGGCTTCTATAGCTTCCTCTGTGTGTCCTTGGTTATTGAACTTGTCGCTGTCGGGTAGCAAATCAAAGCCGTATTGGAAGGCAAGGGCTTTGCTTCTGTACCAACGTGCCGTATGGGGTTTGAGTTCGGCAAGGCGTTTGTCAATATCTGCCCTGTGCTGGTCGAACAGCTTCTCTAAGCTCCATATAGCCACCGCTATGATGTACACCCACAATCGCCATATAGCTACTTTGGAGGTGCTGTTCAGCTCATTCAAAGCAGGTTCTTGTGCTTTGGCTTGGAGAATAAGGTTTTGTATCTCTTGTATAGTGCGCGCCATAGGTTAATGATTGATAATTAGGGGTTGTAAACTCTCAATACGCTGTTTGCCTTTCTCGAAGTACTCTTCATCTATCTCGGTAGCAATGCCACGCATACCCATATTGTGAACGGCTTCCATACAGCTCATACTTCCTGCAAAGAAGTCGGCTACCACTACTTCATTGCGAGGTTTATCTTTTGGGATAACTAGTGCTAACAGACGCTCTAAAAGGCGTACGGGTTTTTGAGTGGGGTGAAGTCGCTTAAACCTTTCGTAATATACTTTGATAATAGAGCTTTCTCGCATTCCTTCCTTTATTGCTTTCAAACACATTGTAGGTATAGAATAAATGCCGATTGAGTTTTTAGAAATAGTGCACCCACTGGTTTTGTCATTTCTTTTTTTGCTTATATTAATATGCCCCGTTCTCAAGTATTCTTTCATAAAATCTAATTCCTTAGTATTATTTAATGCCGACTTAATTCGGTTAATATCACCAACCAAAGTGTCTATATTATGCTGTTTTACTTCTAAGTAAGGAACTTTAACATCTGCATTTATACTCCCTTTCTCTTTTGTGTATATAGAGATTGTCTCGTGGAAGCGTTGTATTGGTAAAGTCGGTGCTGTAGAAAATCCTTTGTTCCAAATAATCTCCTCTTTAAACACAAAGCCTAAACCGTCTAATATGGTATTCCAACGGTAAAAGGAAGTACCACGCCCGAACATCACGATAAAGCCTTTTTTAGTAAGTAGTCGCTTACATTCGGTAAAGAATTTGGGTTCGTCGAAAGGTCTTTCCAACTTTTGGTTTTTGAGGTACAAGTACGGAGGGTCGATGCAAATCACATCAATACTCTCATCAGGAAGGGTTGCCATTACCTCTAAGTTATTGGCGTTGTATAATTGTAGGTTGTTCATAAGGTTTTTATTCTTTACTTACTATAAAATCAAGATTTATTGCCCAAATACTGATGCCCTCAAGGCGTTCAAACACCTGTTCGTCTTCCTTAGAAAAGGCTGTGGCGGGCTGTAGGTTTTTAGCGGTGTAGTAGCCAAGTATTTCGTTCCTCACCCCCAACCCCTCTCCCAAGTAGAGGGGAGTTCCTGCCTGTACATCATCGGTGATGTTAAGGGCATTATCTTTAGCCAATTCAAAGACGCTTTCTATTGTGCCTGTGTGTTGCAAGGCAAGGTCGAGAAGGCTTTGATTATGTAGGGCTGCTACTGTCATTTTGCTTTTCCGTTGAGTTGCTTGTACTTCTTTAATTCAGTTAGAAGTTCTTCTACTGAGGCTTCTAAGTCCTTAATGCGTTGGTTAGCTTTCTTTAGCTCATCGATAGCGTTGGCGTACTTGGTGCCTAAGTCTTCTATCATTTCACGATAGATTTTCACGGCTTTATCTACATTGTCAAGTTCGGAGGTTTGTAGTTCCATTTGCTGCTTGGGGCGACCAAAGAACCAACCTGCTAAGCCCGATA